AGAATTCATTGACTCAAGGAACTCACTCATCTCTTTCTTAGAACAATCTTCTGATGCCCATACTTCATCTTCACTATAAATTTTATCAATACATGATGCAATCAAATCGAATGACTGATCTAATTGATTATTATCAGTCATATCAAAATTAGATTTAATAAATTGATCTAAAGATGGATACTTCATTTCCATCATGAGATTAGGATCAAGTTTAATCTTATTAGTATGACCCTCAACTTTTTGACATTCAATACTATCTAAATCAATAGTAACTGGCACCTGTGTCTTCTCATCATCAGGACAAATAATATTAACATCAAGTTCTTCTCCTACAGATTTACCTCTAATATTAAGGAACAAATATTCAATATCAAAAGTAGGTAAGTTCTCTACTTTAATTCCCCTTGTTTTAATACATGCTTTAATTACTGCCTTGATTGCAGTAGTGATCTGTTTAGTATCCTCACTCTCTAAAGCAAGTACTAAAAGTTTCTCTTCTTTAACTAGGAAAGGTCTATAATTAATCTTCTTTCCTGACGATGGCAACTCAAGTTCATAAGTTGGCGTAGCAATCTTTGGTAATGGCATAACAAATATAATATTATGTGTATTTTATTTAGCACCCTATCCACGGGTTAATCTATTGAGAATAGCATTTCCAGCCATCCTAGCAACAGTAGATGGAACACCTCCAGGATTAAATCCAAAACCACCATTATTAAATAGTGATTGTGCTAAAGGATCTAAAAACTCAGCAAGTCCTGACTTACCAGACTCCATATAATATCTACTATATGCAAACGAAACATTACACTTCAATAAATCAGAAGCATCATATGTTACTGGCATAGAAGAAATCGCTAAAGGAAAACAATTTACAAACGAATAAGTAAGTGGTTTTGCTCTCCTTGCTGAGTACATATTCTTTTCAAACTTTGTAATCTCTAAGTTTCCTTTATAACTATTTGGAAACTTCATTCGATAAAAGAAATTCTGATCAGAAGATCTTCCTGTTCTTCCACCTCTTGCATTCTCATTGGTAATATATTTAATCCACCCTTCAAAAAATCTTATAGGTAAATATTGATCTGCATCACAATAGAAAGTTAAATCAATACGATCATCAAACTGTCTTCTATATACATGTCTCTCCGTAACACCATGAAAATCATTAATTATTTCTGATGTTGCTAACTGAGAACCAGGTAATGAAGTCTCGCAACACATTAAATTTAATCTGTCTGCATCATGATAAGCACCACTCTCACTAAGAAACCTATTAAAGGAACCATCTTCCCTTGGAGGTTTCCCAATAACAACCTGGAAATGTGAAGTAAGAGCAGGGTTTAATAACTTATGCTTTACTTCTGAAATAGATCTTGGTCTTGGACTAACTGAAGGCATTTGATAAATATTATTTGACCTTATATATTATGTATGCAAGTTAATGGCAGAAAGTATTAAGAGTCGGTATAAACCAACCAATCCAAAGAAATATAACGGCAATCCTAACAATATTGTATGTCGCAGTAGTTGGGAGCGTCGTTTCTGTCAGTGGTGTGATGGGAATGATAAGATAATCTCTTGGGCATCAGAAGAGATTAGTATCCCATACATATCTCCAAAAGATAATCGTGTTCATAAGTATTACCCAGACTTTCTTATTAAGGTAAAGGAAAATACAAATAAAATTAAAACATATGTAGTTGAAGTGAAACCAAAGAAGCAAACTCTTCCACCAAAGAAAAAGAAAAGAATAACCAAAGGATACATCTATGAATGCACAACCTATGCAGTGAACCAAGCAAAGTGGAAGGCAGCAAGTGAATTCTGTAAGGACAATCGTATTAACTTTAAGATAGTAACCGAAGATGAATTAGGAATTAAATAATGCCAAGAAAGACACTACAACAAAGAAGAGAACGGGATGCTGCTAAATCTAATCCAGACCCCGCACAGTTTGCTAACCGTATAGAACCAATCAAACAAGATCTAGAGTCTTCAAATGATCCAGAAGATTTAATGTTAATGATTATGGATGCTCTTAATAATACGGTGACACCCATACCAGATGTAGGAAAGTTCTATACCTTTGTATATAATGCCAAGACTCCTGGGAAACAATATGACCAACATCCATTGATTGCATGTACCTCACTAGAACAATGGGGATTCAAAGGAATCAATTATCACTGGCAACAATCAAGGAACTATACTTGGAATGAACTTGCAGGTCAGTTATATATTGTTGAATGGAATGAACTTGATGACCTATTGGCCATTCCTTATGCAAAATACATCCTAAATAGATAAAAAAGTTGTATACATGGCCAATACAGCAACTAGTGAAATAGCTCCCGTCATAACTGGAGAAGGTAAAAATAAACAAACTTCATATATCTCTACTACAGTTACTGGTGGAGATAAAAATGCTAGTGGAGAAGTAACGTATACTTCTGCAATCAATTACTCTGATAATGCAAAGGGAACTGATACAAAAGAAATAGCAACTAGAGATAAGAATGGAACAACCACTTTTAATAGTAGTGCTCCAGATAAATTAACAACAGAAGAAGGTAAGAAGAACACTGAGAAAGCATCTAATAATCAAATAGAATCAGTAAAAGATCAGGTTGCAACTACATCAGAAGAAAAAGCAGCAGTTGATAAGGCTACTAAGAATAAAAATAAAGCAGGTGGAGATGGAAAAGAAGCAACAAATAATTCTAAAGCATCACCATCAAGTGGGTTATTTAGTGGAAGTGGAACAAAAGGTGAAGGAAGAAAAAGTTATAATAAAAGTCTTTGCTATCCAACAACATTAAGAAGAACTCAACAAGATACACTACGAATATCAGTCTTAAAATATAACCCCAAGAAAATGAGTGCTCTTGGATTTGCAAAGAGAACTTCTGGAAAAACTATAGGTGCAGTCACACTTCCAGTTCCAGGTGGAGTTCAAGATGGAAACAAAACTGCTTGGGGAACTGGGACTATGACTCCAGTGCAGATCGCAACATCAGATGCTGTTAAAAAATTGTTAGTTAAAGATGCTGATGCTGCTAAAGATTCATTAAAGAAATCATTACAAACAGCAGCTGAGAATTCTGGAGAAGTTAAGACTGGTTTAGCTGCTATGCTTACTGAGAACTTAACAGGAGCAACAGACATCCTTGCAAGAACAGAAGGAGCAGTAATGAATCCTAATATGGAATTACTCTTTAGAGGTCCAGCAATGAGAGCATTCTCTTTCACATGGAAATTAAGTCCCAGAGATGAAAGAGAAAGTATGACTATTATGAGAATAATTAGAATGTTTAAGCAATCTATGGCACCCAAGACTACAAAGTCTCAACTGTTTTTAAAAGCACCTAACACATATAAGTTAGAATTTATTAGTCCTGCTGGAATGAGAGGAACTCATAGATTCCTACCTAAAGTAAAAGAATGTGCGATGGTTGACTTTGGTGTTAACTATACTCCTGATGGTAGTTACATGACTTATGATAACAGTTCTATGGTTTCTTATGACATGACAATGAGTTTCCAAGAATTAGAACCCATATACAATAGTGATTATTCAGACCTTGATCGTGATAGAGACCAATCAATAGGTTACTAAGATGCCAAAACCTTACTTCGAAAACCTACCAGATTTTGAGTACGTTAATCGTACTGATGATGGAAAGCGTATATCAGATTATACTACAGTAAAAAATCTTTTTAAAAGAGGAAAACTTAGAGAAGATATATTCCAGAACACAACTTTCTTTGAGAAATATAGTATAGAAGGTGATGATCGTCCAGATAATGTTGCAGATAAAGTATATGGAGATCCTACTTTGGACTGGGTAGTACTTCTATCCAATAATATTATTAACATACAAGAAGAATGGCCTTTATCTCAAGCAGGATGGGATGCATACCTTCTAGAAAAATATGGTAGTGATTATGATACCTTATATAATGGGGTTCATCACTACGAATCTAATGAAGTTAAGAACAGTCAAGACGTTATAATCTTTCCAGCTGGTATACAAGTTGGTGTAGCACAAAGTGTAAGTTACTGGGATCAAGGTAGTGCTAAACAAGTTACTGTTAATCCAATATCAAAAGCAGTTACTAACTATGAGTATGAAAATAAATTAAATGCTGAGAAGAGAAGTATATATTTACTTAAAGGAATGTATTTAAATATTGTTTTTGATGACACAGAAAAAATGATGAGATATAAAAAAGGATCTACTCAGTATGTGAGTAAATCCTTAAAACGTGCTGAAAATATCAGACTATATGAGTAACTAACTTTCTGCTAGTTGCTGGAAGTATTTGTATGCATCATCTTCATCTGCACTTGCTGATGCTACTGGAGCAGCAGCGACTGCTTCTTCTGCCTTACGAGTCTTGAAGTCTGGTTTAAATGAACCACGACCTTCACTCTCATCCTCAAGTTCCTCATCTAAACGACGGGGAGCAGGACGACCCTGACCTAAGACATACTTAAGTCTCTTCTCAAGAGCATCATATGTCTTGAATTGGTCTGGAGCAGTGACTGCAGTAAGAGAATACTGCTTCTTCCATAATGCTTCTAATGCATCATCATCTTCAAGAAGTGGTGATACTGCATCGAACTCTGACTTGTCATAGTTCCAGTAACCATCCTTCTTAACAATCTTCAACTTGAAGTTTGCACCCTGCCAAAAATCAAACGGATTGATTGGACTTTCATCCTCAAACTCAGGTTGCATTGCTTCCATTACCTTGTCAAAGATCTTCTTACCGTACTTAAACAGGAAGACCTTACCCTCATTCTGAGGATTAACTTGGTCTCTTACAACATAGATGTTGCTATAATATGATAACTTACGCTTCTGTTTACGAACCGTATCCTTATCTGCTTCGTTACCACTG